ACGCGGTTTTACAAACATTAGAGAACGCATCGTTTGAAATTGGCCAGACAATTACCGTTGACGATGTTGGCGGCGATTTTGATGGCGAAGTTGTTGTGTACGCAGTACCGCAGTATTACTACATAGGCACAGACGGCAACGGATTCCCAGCATTCAATCCAAACATCCCAATCAATAACCAGGTGATGTATGTTGCGGTTGGTGACGCTGTCGAGCGCACACCAGCAACAGGCACAATTGAATTTGACCCTGTATGCGAATGGATTGACGATGGCGACATCGCCGACTGGTTGGGTATTGAAGTCGCTACCGCAGGCGATGAAGCATTCTTGGTTATATGTGCAGCAGCCGCGAACGCTTTTTGTAGTTTACGAAGATTTGAAAACGGATATTTTGACCAATTATCGGTTGCGCCATCATCGGCCGTGAAACTCGGTACAACGATGTATGGCGGCGCGTTATATCGCCAGCGCGGTTCAGCCGGGCAAGACTTTGCAACATTCGATGGAATGGGTCAAGGCACAACGAACGGACTATCGGCGATCGTTAAACAACTGTTGGGAATCAATCGCGCTGTGGTTGCCTGATGCCAGCAAACTATTCAGATTTATTTAACACAGCACTGGATGACTTGTCAGCGTTTTTGACAGAGGTGACAGGCTTACAAGTAGTTACCGACCCTCGAAACATTGTGCCACCATGCGCGATGATTTCGGCTTGCTCATTCGAGGCGTGGAATAGCCAGGTGGTTGACATGTCATTCCCTGTAAGCATTGTGACGCTTGGGCCAGCGAACCTTGACGCAATGCGCTCACTGCTGAACCTGTGTTCTTTAGTGCTAGGCAAGAATGTCGCAGTCACATCTGGCAGACCTACCAGCCTTGAAGTTGGCAACGCAATATATCCTTGCTATGAACTTATGATCAAACTGACATCCAAATCCACATGATTAGCGAATAAACCTGCTAAACCTGTATTAACGAAAGGCACATCAAATGGCTATCAATTATCAATCAACCCCACAATTCTTTGTGGATGGCATCGATCTATCCGCATGGGTTACAGCGGGGACAGCAAATCAGGCATTCGAGCCACTCGATAAAACAACATACGCAATCGCTTACCGATCTTATGTGCCAGGTCTTGCCAGCAATTCTGCAACAATCACTTTGTACCTTGACTATGCAGCGGCCGCTTCGTATGCAGCACTGCAACCATTGGTCGGCACACAAACCGATATCAAATATGTTCCATCAGCATCAGCGCTCAGTGCGACAAACCCTGCATTTGAATTAACAGGTTGTCTGCTGGCTTCAATGCCTGTCCTGAATATGACGCTTGGCGAATTACAGTCAATCGATCTTGAGTTCACTGGCGGCGAATTAACAATCGACATCACACCATAACAAACGGTCAACGACCGAGAAACGAGAACAATGAGAATCGGCCTTGAAGTTGATTTGAAAAACGGTGAACCAGCACAAACGCTTTACACAAATATGTTTGTAATCACCGAATGGGAATCGTTAGAGAACAGAAAAATCAGTGACGGTCGCGGCATGGGTTTCGGCGACATGTGCTGTTGGTCGCATATCATCCTGAAACTTGCTGGCGCAAAACTTCCAGCGACTTGGAAACAATGGGTGAAAGAAAATCCCGAAATGACAATCGTTAGTGTCGAGGACAAAACAAACCCAAACCATACGGGCGGGGAACTTACCGAAGGCAACTAGCAGAAATGCTGGTGTCAGTAGGGTGGTGGCCGCCGCAGATTACCTTTGACCACAGAGACTTGGTAACAGTCATTAGTGTTATCAATACACGGAACAAAGGCAAAAAGTAACTATGGAAGCATCAGTCAAAATTTTTGGCATTCAGCAAACACTGAAAGACCTAAACGACTTTGACAAAACATATCGCAAACAGGTAACGAAAGACATCAAACAGGCTGGCAATGCGATTGTGGCAGACGCTCGAAGCGCTGTCCAGAAGTTTGAAAACTCTGCTGGCAACGGCGCGCCGCTGTCCAGGATGTATAAATATTCGTTGATTAAAGGCAGGTCAATCTTCTGGACTACCAGCGCGGTTCAAAAAGGTTTCATCACTAAAGTTGGCAAGCGTGGCAACAAAGCAAAAACCGTGATGTTCAAAGACAAATTTGATGCCGAAAACAACCCGATTGAATCACACATGGTTTCTTTCAAGGCCACACCATACGAACTGATGGCAATGCAACAGAAAGATGTCGCTGGCGCAATCTTTGATCATGCCGGGCGAAACAAATCAACAAAGTTTACTGAGACATTAAACAAAGAAGAAGGCCCAGCACCGCGCGTACTCGAAAAGGCTGTCACAAAAAATCGTGACAATGTTGTTAACGAAGTTGAAAAGATTGTTGACAAAGTCATGAAAACACTAAACAAGAAAATGGTGATTGAACATGGCAATTAGCATTCCGATCATTTCGTCACTGGACACAAAAGGATTTGACAAAGCACAAAAAGAATTTGCGTCACTTGATGGCGCTGGCGCAAAAACTGGCTACGCACTAAACAAGGCGCTGTTGCCTGCGATTGCTGTTGTTGGCGGTTTGGCTGCTGGTCTTGGTATGGCGGCGAAGGCTGCTAGTGAAGATCAGAAAGCGCAAGACTTGTTGGCTCAACAATTACGCACTAGCGCTATGGCTACTGATGATGTGATTGCCAGCAATGAAAAATTCATATCGGGGATGTCGCGTGCGTTCTCTGTCGCCGATGACGATTTAAGACCTGCAATGGCGAGCTTGGTTCGCTCGACTGGTTCGGTAGAGGTTGCACAAGGTTTGATGACTACCGCGCTTGACATAGCGGCGGCTACTGGTAAAGATTTGGAAACAGTCACACTGGCATTGGGCAAGGCGGCAAATGGTCAAACGGCGGCGCTAACAAAACTTGATCCATCCTTAAAAGGTGTCATTGATTCTTCATCAACATTGGATGACATCACAAACGCGTTGGCGACATCGTTTGGTGGTGCTGCAACTGTCGCAGCCAATTCGTTTGAAGGTCAAATGAAAGGCATGACAATCGCGCTTGATGAAACTAAAGAATCAATCGGTGCGGCACTGTTGCCAGCGCTGGTTGGTTTGCTAGGTATTTTGAAACCTGTTGCCGATTGGGCACAACAAAACACACAAGTATTCTTAATCTTTATTGGTGTCATCGGCGCACTGGCGACAGCAGTTATCGCCGCGAATGTTGCCATGAAAATTTATCAAGCCACACTGGTATTGACAAAGATTGCGACTGTTGCATTGAACGCAGTCACTTATGCAAACCCATATGTGCTTGTCGCAACCGCTGTTATCGCTTTGACTGCTGCAATGGTTTACCTTGAAGTTAAGTTTCAGGCAATGTCACGCGCATTCGACATGTTCGGTAATTCAATAATGGTTGTGACAGGGCCGTTAGGTGTGCTCATTGGCAGTTTGCGTAAACTTGTTGAGTTAAAAGATGCAATCGGGTCGTTTGATATTGGCGGTATAAACATTCCAGGCTTCGCAAATGGCGGAATTGTTACAGGGCCAACGCTGGCGATGGTTGGTGAGAAAGGCCCAGAGGCAATTATTCCTTTATCACAAATGGGCAACATGGGTGGTGGCGGGGTGACAGTGAATGTCACTGGCGGTCTCTCGACTAGCGCTGAGATTGGTCAGGCAGTAGTTAACGCAATTCGCGCTTACAACCGATCAGCAGGGCCAGCACAGATTCAGGTTGCATAATGGCAGGCACAGCAGTTGTTCAGTCTGGTGATTACGAACTAGAGATTGATACAGGATTCTTGCAAGATGCGTTCACGCTCGATTCGGCAACAATGGGTGTGCTGAACAATACACAGTTCGTGCTTGACGGTACAACTAACTTCGCGAGCGTATTGGATGGGTGTGGCAATGTAACAATTAAACGCGGTCGTCAAGACATCGGTGATCAGTTCAGCGCTGGCACAATGGCATTCACAATGCTGGACACAACAGGTGTGTTCAATCCATTCAACGAAGAATCGCCATATTGGGATGCGACCACAGAACAGCCAGGTTTAGCGCCGATGAGAAAAGTCAGGTTTGCTCGATACGACACAAACGATGTCAAAGAATATTTGTTCAAAGGTTTCATTGTTAACTATGACTACAACTTTGCGTTGGGCGGAATCGATACTGTCACTGTTTATTGTGCGGATGATTTTTATTTATTGTCACAAACATATTTAGATGAATTTAATGTGAGCGAAGAATTGTCCAGCACTCGAGTCACAGCAGTTCTTGATCTGCCAGAAGTCAATTTTCCGATTGCACAACGCGCTATCAGTGCAGGCACACAAACACTTGGTGGCGCTGCAGCGTTCACGGTTGATAACGGCACATCAGTTCAGGCATACTTGGCACAAATTAACCAGGCTGAACAGGGCAGGTTGTTTATGTCGCGTGATGGCGATTTGACATTTCAGCCGCGCATCGGCAACACGCTCAGCGCATCGGTCGCAGATTTTCACGATGACGGCACAAACATCCCCTATTCGGGTGTAGGCATATCGTTTCAAGCCGATCAGGTATGCAATCGTGCATCAGTCACCATTCGAGGCAGTAACAATCCACAAGTCGCCGATGACGCTGCAAGCCAGACTGTGTACTTTATTCAAACCCAATCAATTACTGAAAGCCTGCTACACAATGACGCAGCCGCGCTAAGCCTTGCCAACTACTTGCTAGAGCCTGAACCGATAGCCAGGTACACATCGGTTGAAACAGCGTTTATGAGCCTTACAGACCCGCAGCGCGATCAGGTTGCGATCATTGACATTGGGCAAACAATCACCATTGAACACACATTCACGACTGGGGCGACCACCAGCGAACTTGCACAAGAACTAGCAATCGAAGGTGTCGAACACACAATCAGCCTGTCACAAGGCCACTCAATAGCGCTGTTCACTTCGCCTACCGTCATCGTTTACGAGTTAATTTTAGATGACCCAAATCTTGGTGTGATCGCCCCATCATTGAATGTTTTAGGGTAATCTGATTTTATGACCACTACGCCATATCCATTTGTCGCGGCGCAAGTCTTGACCGCTTCAGAATTAAATTCCACTTTTAATATCCCCGTGAACACCAAAACGGTTTCATATGTTTTAGTCGCTGGCGATGCTGGCAAGCGTATAAATATGAACGCGGCTGGCGCAACAACTATTACAGTTAACACAAGCATTTTTAGCGCTGGCGATAATTTACAGATATCAAATATAGGCGCGGGTACTTGCACAATTACAGCGGGTACAGCAACAGTAAACACAGCGGGTTCTTTGGCGTTGGCACAGTGGGGGGGTGGCACGCTTTATTTCATTAGTGCTAGTGCTGCAATTTTTTTTAGCGGTAGCGGTAGTGCGGGAACTTTGGCAAGTTATTTAGTTATTGCTGGTGGTGGCGGCGGCGGTAGTTATGGCGGTGGTGGTGCCGGCGGTTATCGAAATAGCAGTACTGGCGAATTTACGGGCGGCGGCGGCGTTGCCGAAAATAAATTTGTTGTAACAACTGGTATTGCTTACACAATTACGGTAGGCGGTGGCGGCGCTGCAGGTTCGCCCGCAGGCACTAACGGAACTGATAGTTCGATTATCGGCGGTTCGCAAATTAGTATTACGGCGACAGGCGGCGGCGCTGGAAATGGCGGATCGTCAGGCGCTGGTTTAAGCGGCGGCTCGGGTGGTGGTGGTAGTTATGATAGCGGCGCTGGTGGTAGTCGAACATCGTCACCAGTGCAGGGATTTAACGGTGGTGCGGGTTTAGCAGGTGGCTCGCCGTATGTCGCTGGTGGTGGTGGTGGTGCTGGTGCGGTAGGTCAAAACGGACAAGCGCAAATTGGCGGCGCTGGCGGTGACGGTCTTAGTAGCACTATTTCGGGTAGTTCAGTTACGCGCGGTGGTGGCGGCGGTGGCGGTCATTATGCAGGCACAGGCGCTAACGCAGCAGGTGGTTCAGGTGGTGGCGGTCAAGGCGGTAAAACAGGCACAGGTGCTGGCACAGGCTCAGCGAACACAGGTGGTGGTGGCGGTGGTGGCGGTACATCAGGTGGCGCAGCAGGCGGCTCAGGCGTAGTAATTATTAACGCAGGCATAGCAGCAGCAAGCACTACAGGTTCGCCAACAGTAAGCGGTTTTAGTTACATATTCACAGGTTCAGGAAGTATCACATTCTGATGAATTACTTTGCACAAATAATTAACAACATAGTGATTGAAGTTATTGCAGTAAATAGCGATGTTACAGACGGCCCGCAATTCTGCCACGATTTACTTGGTGGCGAATGGGTACAAACTTACATGGATAACGCAGACAAAACATATGCAGGTATTGGCTACACATACGACCCTGCAACACAAAACTTTATTTCACCAGTACAACCCGAACAGGAATAAATTATGAACTCAACAAAACAAATTGCAGATCAAACATTAAAAGGCGGCATACAAGGCGTCATCTGTTACTTTTTGTGGAAATCAAAATTAGATCGCGAACTAATATTTATGCTCATGCCAATAAGCGCAACAGTGCTTGCGTGGATTAGCACCAAAATTGGCGACCCCGATTTGGCGTGCTTGTTTATTAGCGACAAAGACAAAGACAAAAAATAAAACCGTACACAGTCAACGCAGCGCCAGTAGTAACACGCCCATTAGCAGGCATGGACTTGTGGCTATCACGCGCTGTTTATCATTCGGATAAATCTTTATGGAATAACGGCAGTTGGGTTGTGCGCGATGTACGGGGCAAACCTGGCATTGTGTCAAATCATGCAAAAGGTGTCGCGGTTGATTTGTCGTATCGTTGGCAATCCGAAAAAAAACGCGGTCGCCAAGACGGGCGCAAAACATCGCTGGCATACATAATTAAATTGCTTGAAAACGCCGACACACTAGGCATACAACTTGTCATTGACTACGCGCTAAACCGATCTTGGAAATGCAGTCGAGGCACATGGATTGCTGGCACATTTGAGAGCGGTGACTGGTGGCATGTCGAGGTTGACCCAGTGATGTGTAACAGTCCTGAACTGGCTAAACAGGCGTGGGATAAGGTGTTTGGCGTAATACCTGCGGTGGTCAAAAATCCCGTGTAAGGTAGTTAACGACCGAGAAAGTCGAGGCAACTATGCCATTCATCATCAAAGCAATTATCGCGTTTGCGTTATCAGCAATCGGACTTGGCGTATACCAAGTGCCACAACCACGACCCGACATGTCAAGCACCACACCCACAGACAAGCCATACGAGGCTGTAGGCGGTTACGGGCAGTACATAGCCGATGTGTACCGTTTCGTGCCACCAGTGACCACCACAGTCGCTACACAGCCTGTGTATAAGCATGGGGATTGCTCATGGCTACCAAAAATGGCATTGCAAGCAGGCTGGCAAGTTGACCAGATTGCAAAATTGACCCACATAGCCCTACGCGAGAGCGGATGCTGCATTCGACGCGGTGGCGAAACCGTTGACAAAGACTGCAAGATTACAGGTCATGACGGCTCAAATCATTTGAGTGATACATCAATCCTGCAAATCAATGGCCAAAATTATGACCCTAAACGCAACCCATACGCGCCTATATGTTTACAAATGAAAATTTGCACACAACAACCATTGCTTGACCCATTTACAAATTTGAAGGCAGGCAAACTGTTATTTGATTATTGGCAAAAAGCAGCGGGTGACGGTTGGATTCCGTGGGACTTATGCAATCGGGACAACACATGCAAATAGATCGCCAGTTACAAGACCTGTGCATACTCATCATTGCAGGTTTATTAACTGTGCGACTACTGTGCGCTATATTCCTTAACACCTAAACGAAAGGCAAAACAAAAATGACCGAGAACGAATATGACGAAACATTTGACATGCAAATGGAACGAGAACACCAACAAGTAGTCGCTCGAATGCAACAGTTCAAACTTATTGGCGAACAGATCAGCAAAATGCCAGTGACAAGCACACGCACACTAGAAATTGAGGTGCGCTACCTAATGGGCATAATCAGCGAGTTAGAAACACAAGTAAAAAACCTTGAGTCAGAAACACGCCGACTAGAAATGCTGGTAACCCGTGTCAACAACTGACCAACTAGAAATGTTTGCACCGTCAATCGGTTTAGGTGGCACATACGAACGACCAGCAATAAATCGTGAAGTAATTATCATTGCGCGCGAAGCAAAACAAACCAGCATTGACGCTGCACTAAAAGCAAAACCGAAAACAGGCAAAAAACGAGCACGAGTGCACGCCTACCTGCTAGGTCGCCCGGCAACAGACGAGGAAATAGAAACAGCGCTCAACATGTCAGGCAACACGGTACGACCAACTCGAGGCACACTAGTTAAAGACGGTCATGTTATTGATAGCGGTGTACGCAGGTTGACACGCGCTGGCAACGAAGCGATTGTTTGGCGGTGCGTATGAGACGCAGTTATGACCCGCACTACGGCAGTCGAGAGCAGTTAAGACATTCGCATGAACACGGCATGAAAGTAGCGCGCGAGCGTGACGCACTAAAAGCAGAGAACGAACAATTAAATCACGGCATTGAACAAGTTAACGCAATCAATACTGAATTAAATTGGCGTATTCAACAGTTAGCAGACCAAGTAACAGAATTAAACGCAATTATTAAATACATAACCGAGGGAGAATAATGATTGAGTTTAACGAACTGCAAAGCACTAACGATTATTTGACAGGCGAACTAATTTTGGCTCGCCAAGCAAACGATCTGATGACTGAAAACAATCGGCGGCTAGAGCGGTTATTAATTAAATGCATCAAAGAATTGCAAGAATGTCGCGGTTACTTAGTAGAAATGCAACAGCAAGTTGGCGAACTGGCAACAGTCGCATTAGCGCGAGTCAAAAAATCATGAACGCGTTTAATCTTGGCGACTATGTAGATGTACCAGCACGCGTCAAAATGCTGTTTGACCGCTGGCCAAACGCACGCATAGTCGAGTCATTGCCACAGATCAGAATGTTTGACGGTCGCGAATGGATTGAAGTGACAGTCACAATACATTTAGGCGATGACACAACGCCAGTAGTCGCTAGCGCATGGGAATGCAAAGGCACAACCAGTTTCACACGCGACAGCGAAATGATGAACTGCAGCACATCGGCCGTTGGCCGGGCTTGCGGACTGCTCAATCTGGGCATAGGCAAATCAATAGCGTCACGCAACGAAGTACAGATGCGTCAGCCAGCAGTCGCACCAGTGACACCAGATGCCGAGAACCCATTTCATGACGAGAATGCTAAACAGTACGCGTCACCCAAGCAGCGCGGCATGATTCGAGCACGCGCATTTGAAAAGAAGATAGGCACAACCGAATTAATGCCATACATCAACAATCTGTTAGGCAACCAGTATTCAAGCATTGAAGCGTTAAGCAAACAAGAAGCATCACAAGTCATTGAGTCGCTACAGACTTAAATAAAAACAACAAACGAAGGAGAAAGCAATGAACCGAGAAAAAGAAATATTGTTATCACTATTGTTAGAAAAATATAGTGAAGTAAAAGTAGTAAATACAGTGCCACATGCTCAAAGCAGTCAGGGTCGCGGTAGGCGTATAAAGACCGCTCGCAGTTCAACTATGTGGTCTGAAGCAGAATTAAAAGCAATGGTCAGATTAGTAAATTTGGGTCATTCGTTTGACTCAATCGCTAAGCAATTAAATCGAAGCGTTCAAGGTGTGTATGCAATGTTTCTACAGGTCAATAGTCCGCATGTAAAGTCAAAGAATCCAACAGTGTTAAATCACAGAATACAAAATAACCCAGAGTTATTGATCAATCGGTAACAGACTTATCATGTTGCTAGATGAATAGCAATGTGATAGGTGATAACTACAGGCGCATGACCTAAGCCCGTTGCACGGCAGTTGGTGACACTCGGTAACGAGGGTAGATGATGCGCGTGGTAACACGACATCAGGCAAATGTTAAAGATATGGGAATCCGATTGAAGGCAGCGGATGGGGGGTTAGCGCACCAGGTTCAATCACATCAGTAACATTGAAAACAAAACAAAAACTAACAGATCGAGGCGGCCATGAATCACAACTCAAACAAAACCGTAAGCAAGCGCGACAGCGCGCGCTAGCAAAAACACCATGCCACCAAACAGAAGAACACCCCAACGCAAAACAAACCCAAGCACACGAAACACGGCACTGTTCAAAAAGAACAGGCGCGCACTACTCGAAGGGCAACCATCCTGCCATTGGTGTGGACAACGCACAGCCACAACAGCAGATCACCTGATTGAAGAAGATCGCTGGCCAACAAACACACCAGGACTCAACGACATGGACAACCTTGTTGCAGCCTGCAAACCTTGCAACAGTTCGCGTGGCGCAAAGTATCGAAACATAAAACATTCACGCAAGGGCACACAACAAAACAACGAAACAGTAAATATAAACGGAAATAACACGATCGGTTTTTTATCAGATAAACAGAAGCC